CTAAACTAATACATTTATAATCTCCTTTTTCTTTTTCGCGGCGTAATCGTATGCGACTGCGGTTCCGCTCTTGGGTTGGTAGTCAAATAAATCACGTCTGCTGTTTTTACGCCTTGGTGGAAGATAATTTTTATCGCAATAAACTACACAGAACTTGCTATGATTAATCATTTCTTGATTGCGTTCTACATAAGATGCTCTGCCTGCGTTTTCCATATGTTCAGGGAAGTATGTACCTTCATAATGTTTCAGCAAGCTATCTTCATACCAATCGGGAATATGTTGAAATGCTGACCTGACATATATCCTTTTTATGTGAGGATATTTTTCTTTTAAGTCTGTAACGATTTCATGGCATAAGTCATTAAATTGACTTTTGCTCCCAAAGAAGAAAGTATCAATTTTTTCATTTACGATTAAATTCTCTATAATTCCGCATAGTTTGTTTTTCAATTCTGCCGTTTCATCAATTTTTCTATGACCGAAGAAACAACAGGTTTTGTTAAATTTCATATTACACCCCAATCCATTAGATTACTTCCGTTATTAAATAGCATTATAACATATGTCAGCCAACACTTCAATATAAATACCGCTTTTCATCCAATAATTTTAATCAACGTATGGGTTAAAATATAATAAAAGGGCGGTGAATAATAAATGGAAGAAAAAGATTTTGCGTTGCGATTAGCGACACTCAGAACAAAGAAAGGTGTTTCAGCACGTGATATGAGCCTTTCTATCGGCCAGAACCCAGGATATATCAACAATATTGAATCTGGTAAATCCTCGCCATCACTTGCGGGCATATTCTATATTTGTGAATATCTTGGCATAACACCAAGTGAGTTTTTTGATATAGACGTTGATAATCCAGAGAAATTAAAGGGAATCGTAGAGGATTTGAAGAAACTCAATGATAAACAGCTTGATACAATAGCAACCTTGATTAAAGATTTAATTAATAAATAAAATGGCATGAGATAAGGAGTTGTTCCGCCGGAACAACTCCTTATTGCAGTTTACACACAAAAAGCAGACCATACATTTATAATCTGCTAATTATAACAGGAAAATATTTCTTTATAAAAACCCTTGTATTTTCGTGCAACTTGTGTTATTATTTATATGATGATACAACGAACTTTGCGAGGTGAAATATTTTGAACATACACAGAATCAGAGAACAGATGAAATTTAAATCTATTTACGAGATTCCCATGAGGGTTACTTTTTATGCTCGTGTATCATCGGAGAAGGACGAGCAGTTAAACTCTCTCGACAACCAGATTACTTATTACACTGACCTCATCAAGAAAAATCCCCACTGGGATTATGTGCCGGGATATATTGATGAGGGTATATCGGGCATATCCACTCAAAAGCGTGAGAACTTTAATCAAATGATTGAAGATGCAAAAAGTGATATGTTCGATTTTGTTATTACAAAGGAAATTTCTCGTTTTGCGAGAAATACTCTTGACAGTATTCAGTTTACTCGTGAGCTTTTGAAAAATGGTGTTGGTGTATTCTTCCAAAATGACAATATCAATACTCTTGATGAGGACTCGGAGCTTCGTCTTTCCATTATGTCATCCATTGCACAGGACGAGCTAAGGAAACTGTCCTCTCGTATTAAGTTTGGTCATCAGCAGGCAATAAAGAACCATGTTGTACTTGGTAATAGCAGAATTTTTGGTTATGACAAAAAAGACAAGAAATTGGTTATAAACGAAGAAGAGGCAAAAATGGTTCGTGAGCTTTTTGAGCTTTATGCAACCGACCAATATAGTATGAAGCAGATTGAGGACATTTTCTGGAACAGAGGATACCGAAATCGTAACGGCAACAAGATTGCCCATTCTACAATGGCGAATACTATTTCTAATCCAAAATACAAGGGCTATTATGTCGGCAATAAAGTTAAAATTGTTGATATGTTTACCAAGAAACAACATTTTCTTCCGCCAGAAGAATGGGTTATGTTCAAGGACGAAACAGGTGATATTGTACCCGCTATCGTAAGCGAAGAGCTTTGGGAAGCGGCGAATACTGTATTAGAGAGAAGAAGTAAGGATGTAAAAAACAGGCAGAATATTTGCAACCATGCAAATCTCTTAACAGGTAAACTGTTCTGCACTCATTGCGGAAAGGCATATTATCGCAGAGACAGTGTGGACAGGCAAGGAAACAAAAATAGTAAGTGGGTATGTAGCGGTAAAATAAATAACGGGGCAGATTCCTGCCCGTCTTTTGCAATTTATGAGGAAGAAATAAAGCCTGTTCTTTTTGATGTATTCAATGAAACATCTCATGTGGCAGAGGATTTGGTTGAGTCTTATATTGAAATGTATAAAACCATTGATGCAAACGGTGAGATGCTCAAAGATATCGAGAAATTAAAAACACAAATTGAGCACGAGCAGAAAAAGAAACGAAAAATTCTTGATTACAACTTAAACGGCGATTTGGATGATAAAGAATATATCCAAATGAATAATGAGTGCAAGGCTATCATTGAGAAATTGGAAAAGGAACTTTTCGATTTGCAGGATCAACAAAATTCCAAGGAAGATTTTAGAAAACACATTGAGGAAATTCGCAGAGTTTTAACTGCAGCCCAGAAGGATGCTGCAAACGGAATTATCTCAAAGGAATTTGTAAATAAGTATATTGATAAAATCTATGTTACTCCCGAAGGCGATAGACTGAAGCTTGAAATCAAGATTTTTACGGGCAAAATGTGCGAAAAATACCTTTCTAATATAAGAAGTCGTACAGGTCAAATGAGTAAGAAGATGATTGAAAACTATGAAAACAGCATTAAATAAATTCAGTTATCCTATAAGCCGAAATCAAATTCAATTTTAACGAATAACAGCGGAGCCGAGTATAAGCCTGAGCTTGTACCCGGCCCTGTTTTTGTTTCCGAGGCAAAAACAGACCGCCGGAAAAGCCGACGGTCTGTAACAGTATCGGTTAAAACCTGTTCAGTTTTTACATCCACAGTCCTTGTCGATAAAATCACATCTTTCCGGAGGGAAAAATTCATCAACGGGGAAGTTTATTCTTTCAAACAAATCGCAGGGATTATCGTCTGTTGCGCCGATACATTCTTTTTGCGGTACGCAGTAATCATATGCGGGTATAAGAAGCTGAACTCGTCTTTCCAGCTTAACGATAGAAAATATACCTATTGATACATATACTCTTTTCTGCTCTCCTCCGAGAATGAGACTGTCATCAAATACTCTGCAAACAGATTCGGGAACGCTTGCTATGTCAAAGTCGTCATCGCAGCAACAGTTGTCATTTACGTCCACTACCTTTGCACCGAGAGTGATGGGGTCAACAACTTCCACAACAGCGTTTGGCATATTGGTCTTTTTCCAGAGCTGTGCGTCAAAAGCGTCCTCCTTATATTTTGAAGCAAATACCTTTGCATTGCCTTCTGAACCGAAAAGAATTACCTTTTTGTCAAAGGTTGCAAGGCCTTCAACCTCTGTGGGTCTGCCGACACCGGTGAATACCTGAAGAGTTATTCTGAAGAAGAATTTCAAATCAACAGAGAAGAAGCCTCTGTTAAAGGGTACCGCTTCAATGTCTGAGAATACCCAGATTATCTCTGCCTTTGTGCTTTTTACATTAATTGCCCTGTCAACAACCGATTGACCGGAAGCGGTGAGATATACTCTTATATTTTCAAGGCAGTCTTTATCATAAGACTGTACAAGATAGATACCAATTATAACCATTGTTTCATAATAACATCTACGGAGAAATTATGCTTTAAATCGGTTTTGTCACGTTGATAGTATATTACCTCTATTAGCTGTTTCATCATGTTATTTTTTTCCTCAACAGACAGGGAATAGTAATCGTATACAAGTCTGTTAAGGGTTGGTAAGGCTTCTTTGATTGAGGGCATGGCGGATATTTCTTTTATTTGTTTCTGATAATCCTCGAGGGTAGCTTCGAGGGTGGAAATATTTGAGGAAATTACTTGCCCTCTTTCTGTGAAGGTGGGAATGTCATATACACCTTGTTCAAGTAAATCGTGGAGCTTTTCTTTTTGTTTTTTTAAGGTGAAAAGCTTTTTTTTCGTTTCAAGAATTTGCGTTTGAATTGTGTTGATATGTGTATTTTGTTCATTGCCTTCGGATTGAGCTGCTTTTAGCTTATAGGTGTTGAGAATGTTCTCTAAGGATTGAAGGACCGATTTTTCTATCTTACTGAGACTTGAAGATTTATTACAGCCTGTTGTGGGGCAGAGCAGACGAGGGCCGCATTTCGGTGAGAGCTGTCTTATCATTGTTGCACCGCAGTTTTTACATTTCATAATGCCGGCAAAGGGATTTTCGATATAACCCTTATAGCAAGGCGGGTGTGACCTTGTAAGTCTGATTTCCTGTGCTTTGTTAAAAGTTTCTTCATCTATTATGGCAGGGTGTACTCCTTCCGACACAATCCATTCCTCTTTGGGATTAACCGTTTGATGATGCTTGTCGGTGGGAGATTTCTTTTTTACGTGATGGCGCCTGTTCCATATTATTTTACCGATATATATTTCGTTTTGAAGATAAAACTGTATGGTTGTTCGTGAAAAAATGTTATTTTTGCGAGGCTTTAAGCCCATGGAATTTAAGGTGTTTGCTATTGTGTAGCTGCCGAGACCTTGATTTACGTACATATCGAATACCATTCTTATTACCTGCGCTTCTTCCTCGCAGATTTCAAGTGAGGGGCGTTTGCCTATATATGTACGTCGGTAGCCGTATGGCGGTTCTCCTATATGATAACCGTCCTGTACCGTCCTTTTCATACCTGCCTGCAGACGGGCTGTGATTTTCTTAAGCTCCTGACGTGCAAAAAGCATTTGTATTTCGGTTGAAAATTCGTCAAGCTCATCATTTAAGTTATATGTCTTATTTGGGGTTAAAATAAGCGTGTTGTGGGTTTTAAAGGTGTCGAGTATAATTCCTCTGTCTTTGGTATCAACACGTCCCAGACGGTCAATATCAATGCACAGAACACCGTCATACTTATCGTTTTCAATATCTTGCATTAATAAAACCATTTGAGGCCGAACAAATAAACCGTCTCCGGAGACTACCTCCTCATATATTTTGGTGACTGTTAAACTCGCTTTTTTGGCATATTGAAGTAATGTTTTTTTGTGCCGGGACAGCGTTTCTTCAATGCTTTCGTCTTCCGGGTCACTCCTTGATTTACGCAGATAAATTGCTACATTCATTTTGATTACTCCTATTGCAGTTTTCAATTATTATCTTTTAGTTTTTATTATTGAGCGGTACTATGGCAAGGGTTTTTCCCAATGGTGCCAATACCTTTAATACAGTGTCAAGCTGTGGGCTGGTGATACCTTTTTCCATTCGTGCTATTATAGGTTGTTTAACTCCGCTTAATTCTTCAAGTTTTTTTTGACTTATTCCTTGCTCCTGTCTGGCTTTTATAAATTCCCCTATAAGTGCTACTCTTAAATCACGTTCAGCTATTTCCTCGGGGGCTAAAAGAGTATCCATAAATTCTAAAGCGTCTTCACCTATAGCGTTGCTACCCCTGTTTATTACGTCTGCCATATTGATTTTAGCTTGCTCTACGGCTGTATTATATTCTTTATTCATTCTCTTTGCTCCTTTCTTTATAATCACCCATCAGCTTTTTGGCCTTCTTTATTTCCTGTGGTGGTGTTTTTTGCGTTTTCTTTATGAAGTGGGATAATAATATAAATTGTTCTCCGTCATATCCAAAAAATAAAATACGATTGCGGAGCGGTCTAAGCTCCCATATTTCACCATCCAAATGCTTTATATAAGGCTCTCCCAAACCTTTGCCATATAGGCTTAAAGCCTTTAAATATTCGCTTATTTTGTTTAGATTTACACGGCTGTCTTTGTCGTTTCTCTTTCCCAGACATTCTATATATTCTTTTACCGGCTCTTTGCCGTTTTTGTCCTTGTAAAATTTGATTGAATACATTAAAAATTATTCCCCATTTCACTATAATTATACTTTAAAGTTATTAAATTGTCAAGTGCTTTTAAGTTATATTGTAACATTTTAATTCACTGATTGGCACAAGCATTGAGCCGCCCAAAGAATATGATTCGGCTTCATAATTGAAATTGTTTCCCAAAAGCCGCAGGGCATAATCTGAATTTTTGTATGCTCCCAAATACAATGTTCCATGTGAAGGGGGTAGTGTTTGGTGCTTAGGTGCTTTATTATTTTTTGTTATGTATAATGTATTCCATTCCTCTACCCATTTTACATCAAATCCGTAATCTTCAAGAGCTTCTGCAATAATATAATATCTGCTGTCGCCCTCTATATTAAACAGATAAATGGGTTCTCCGTTTACCTCTCCGTGATAACATGAAAGATATACCTTTTTTAATATAGGTTTATTTGTGTTGGTATATGCAGAGGCTACATAGCTGTTATTGGTTGTTGCCGGTACATAGCTTGCAGATGATGTGTAACCGCTGTATGCCTTACTTGATGATGTATTTGTTTTGTTGCTTGTTGAGTAGGTTGAAGAAGTGCCGGAGGTGCTTGTTTTGGTGCTTGTACTTGTGGACGATCTCCCGTAGGGACATACTCCGTTTGGGTGAAGATGGGGAGGATATCCTCCGCAGTGGTAATGATAACTTCCCAGACCGCTTTTGTTTTTGTTGTCACGATGACCTCCGTTTGCATCAGTTCTTCCGCTGTGTGCGAAAGAAGTAACGGAACACATTGTTACCGCTAAAATTGTTGAAATAATTCTTGTTACATTCTTTTTCATAAGTAAATACCTTCTTTCATTATATTTTCTTTGGTATAACACAATAACAGCCCGTCTATTCTGTTATTGTTTTATCTATTAATGGAAAATGTTTCTATATCAGATACATATGATTCATAATCTAATATAACTTCTCTGTTGTTTTTATTGCAAAGACAAAACATATGTATATTACGATATACGTCTTTATATAAACTACCCTTGCTCCCCTTTTTAAGCTCTTTGTCAATCGTTTTTCTTATTTTGTCTTTATTCTCTAATATAGACTGCATTATAATACTTTCATCATGTCTTGTATCTAAACAATATACAATTAATAATAACTCCATAGTTAAGTTCACCAACAGTTCTGGCATACAATCATCTGAAGTATCACTATGGGGAATTATACTTGAATTTGTAAGCAAACAACCAAGACAAGCCGCATCAACTGCATATGCAGCATCTTCAATTTGTAACAAACCTTTCTTATAATAAGAAGTCAAATCACATAAAGCAACGGCAAATAAAGTCTGTTTGTAGTTTGTAATTTGTAAAGAAGGTGAATTGGTAATAGCATTATAAATAGTAGCAACATTTTGAGCTACATAACCAAAATTCCCACCTGCACGAATCATATTTATTATAGCTTTAAGAAACATATTTATCCCTCCATTAAGTTTTGACGTATATTAAATTAAAAATGTAATTTTTCTTGTGATTTAAGATTTGCGAAGTTGTTTTCTTAGTAATATTCATATGACAACTGTTTTGATTCGATTATTAATGCAATATAATAAATGCACATAATAATTGATACTATAGGTATATCGCCCTTTAGTATGCTCAAAATTATAGATATTGTAAGCATTATGAGTTCATATACAGAATACACTATATATCGCATTCCTTTTTTAGATTGGCATATAGCTTCGGAGGCTTGTAATGTAAGCGGAACACCATACCATACCGGACCTATGATAAATGCAAGAAAAGTTGAACCGCCGAAAATATAAATAATAATTTGCAAGAAAGTATTTAATTCACTGACAAGAGATAAAACAAATGTAGCTATGCCAATAACAATAGAAGCAATCAAAGCCACAAGAACACTGATAATAACCAATACAATCCAAGACAGAACCCTTTTCAATTCATTCAACCCCCTTTCTATTTTCTTCAATATTATAAATAAATTTCATAATTTCCATTTGTGTTTTTCCGTCTGATGAGCGGTAAATTCTTAAGATGTCTTGTTCTTGAACCGATAACTCACTGTTTTTTTGTATATTATTGTTGTTATTCCCGATTATACCGCTATTGTTTGTTATATCACCTGTGCTAATGCTTTGATTATTAGACCGACCGACCAAATCATCAATAGAACAATCAAAGTAATCTGCAATTGCTAATAGTTTATCTATAGAGGGTGATTTCCCTTTTCGCTCTAAATCATATAAAAAATTTCTGTTGATATCACAAACTTGCAGTAAAGAACTTATTGAAATATTTTTTTGTTTACATAACATTTTGATTTTTTCACTAATTACTGAATTTTGCATAAAATATACTCCTTTTATTTGTTAATATTGACATTTTACAGCCATAGCTGAAAATAATTCATTGACATACAGCTATAGCTGGGTTATAATATACCCATAACAAGCGCAAATGCCTCAGATAAATATGCGAATGTTCCGAGTTATTTACGTTTTGTTATAAAGTACCTATTTGGTAGCTCTCATAGGTAGGCAGACAAAAGGTGTGCCGGGTGTTGTTAAATTTTGTTTAGCAGCTTTATTATACATCATTCGGCAATTTTTGTCAACATAAAAAGAAGGTAAGGGAATGAACGAGCAGGACGAGAAGATTATCAAGACAGAATATGCACAAATGCTGTTAAACTAAAAAAGCCTAAGGAGCAATAAGATATGATTGAACCAATACTGCCAGATAAGGAAGATACTGAAGCTGAAGTGTTATATAGACAATTAATTGGATATTTACACTCACAGAAATTGACAATTCGCGTCATAAAGAAAACGTTGAGAAAACTATATGACGCAATTGACAGTTACAGAGATAGTATCGAATTTAATTGATATTGTTATTTATTGCCGAAACTATAACAGATTTAGCTGTGGTTTTTAAAATATCAAGACTGAAGCTGCCGAGCTTTGAACATATATCTTTTGCTTTTGAATAATGTTCTTCATTACGAATACTGTCCAAAAATTCGTGACCTTGATAGGTAATTGAAGAAATTGACATAAAGCGTGGGTTGTTGTCTGAGGGCATTTTAGTTTTAATGAAACCTGCTTCTGACAGCTTCAGAATTGTATAAGCTATATCTGATGAATCAGCATCTGTAAAAGATGAATATCTTGTAAGATAATCAACAGTGACAGTGTTATATTTGAAATTGGTATCAATGGTAAGATATTTTTCTAAAAATAACAAAATGTCACGGGCAATGTCGGGGCTTAGTTTCATATAAGAACCTACCTTATTTCATATTTATTACAGTATATAGGACAAACACAGGTTTGTTTTATATAGAGACAAAAGGTGTGCCGGGTGTTGTTTAATTGTAGTTCGCCCTTATATTATACATCATTCGGCAATTTTTGTCAACACTCATACAAATTCCTCTTGAATGAGTAAAACTGACAATTGTGAGGATTTTTTCCAAACACACAGAATATGCCGAGTGGTGTATATTTTTTGTTGACTTTTGTATATATCATTCGGCATATTTTGTAAAAGTAATATTGCAGTATGCAAGAGGGATAAAGAAAGGAGGGAAAGACATGAACAATTTAGAGTATATGAGAAGAAAAGCAGGGCTGACGCAGAAGGAGCTTGCGGACAAGTCGGGGATTTCGGAGAGCGCTATTTGCAGAGCGGAAAAGGGTGTTACCGATTTGCCGGGGACAAGATGGAAAGCACTTGCAAAAGCTCTTGGTTGCAGTTTGGACGAGTTGTTAGGTTTAAAGCAGGGAAAAAAATGAATAGGACAAGGCGGCGGGGTAATAGGATATAGAAAGGGGTGATATTTATGTATAATCCGGCGGAGGCAATACCCGAAGGGTATGTTAAAACGGAGTTTAACTTTGACGGAGTTACGGTCAATGTGTGGAGAAATCCCAATGCGGATCCGGAGCTGAGGCAGAAGAAGCTGCAGGAGCTTACCAATATGTTATACGGATTCCGATTAAGGAGATTGGCAAGGGAGAAGTTGGAACAGGAAGAAGCACAAAAGAGGGATAATCAATGAAAAGCATAGTACAGAGTGATAAGGCTTGCTACATAACCGGAGAAGAATACAATCTCCACAAGCATCATGTATTCGGAGGGAGCAACAGGAAATTAAGCGAGCATTACGGGCTATGGATATATTTGCGGGCCGACTGGCACAATATGGAAAAGTATTCAGTACATATGGATGCGGAGCTTGACAGAAGAATAAAAGCCGAGGTACAAAGGATAGCAATGGAGCATTATGATTGGTCTGTAGATGATTTCATCATGATATTCGGGAAGAATTATATTCTATGAAGGAAAGGGAATGAGAATGAAAGGTATTTCTACAATGGTACCGCAGGCGGTTGAAATGTTGGACAAGCTCACAGAGCATTACAAGGATAAGGAGAAAAAGTCACCCGGAGCATACCAAAATATCATAATATATTTACAGCTGACAAAGGAAGCTGTTGAGAGGTTAGAGCCGCAGTATCATGATATAGACGGTAGATGCCCGAAATGCTTTAGAAGATTTTCCGAAAGGGAAATAAAGGAGGATTTTTATTGCCCTCAATGCGGACAGGCATTTATAAATCCGGACAAGCACAGAGAGCTTATGTAAATGCGGAATTTGTTATCGGGAAAAAGGGAGTGATTATATGGTGACAAATGCGGAGTTAAAGGAGCTGCTTGTGACAAGAGAACCGGTTATCGGCAAAACAAGAGGAATTACAGCCGGACTGCAAGATGTGGAATATGCGTATGTTTCCGGTATTATAATGCGGTACGACCCGAAGGTGGGGAAATATATCGTATATGCTGAGCTTATGGATAAAAATTTAAGGTGTGTCGAGATTATGCAGCCAAAGTATATAAGGAGGGTGAGCGAGAATGACAATATTTGATGCAATTATGGGAACGCTGACGGTTATCGGAGGTATGAGCTTTATTATGGCACTTATATTGATAGCAATTGAGATAACAGAGCAAAAAAGGCTAAGAGAGAAAAAAAGGGTAAAAAGGAATGAGGCGATTGCAAAGAAAGAGCTTCAGGACTACAGAAGAATATCGGATAAAATGAAAGAGGACAGGCAGGCCTACAAGAACAGTCTGCATCAGACGGTTATTGTTAAGGGTGTTTTGGCCGAAGAATATAAAAGAAAGGTTTGCGGAGAATGAAATTGAAGGAAATAAAAAATCAGCTCAGTGCTGCAACACCGAGCCGACAGCATTATATGAGTAAGTCTCATATATAAAAGCATGGTTATATTTTAACAGATAAAAAGTGAAATGTCAAGAGGTGAAAAAATGAAGGTATCGGAATTGATTGAAAAATTAAAGGAATTTGAGCCTGATTCAGAGGTTGAAATAGGCAGTACGGTTGCGGACAATCCGTATACTGTTGGAATAGCAGATATTGAAGAATTAGATGATATGGTTGTGATCTATTTTTGAGAAGATATGATTTATTAAAGAAAAAGGGCATAATCGGTATGGCGGTTATGTTAAGTAAGGCGGTGCTGCCTGTGGGCAGCGGAGAGAGCATACTTGAAAATGAGGAGCAGGACAGGTGGCTTTTATGGCTGAATGAGGAGGCAGAAAATGAAGGACAGGCGAGCTATGGCCTTGAAGGCTGTGAGGAGAAAAGAAAAAGAGGACGGCCGAAAAAAAGAGGTTGACAGGGTATACAACGATATGATTGCATTTGCCGGGAAAAAGGGCGTCAAGCTAAAGGCAGGGAAGGAGCTTATATACCGGCGGCACAAGGAGCTTGAAAGGGAAATAATGGTAATTACCATACTTGACAGTATGACAGCGGTTATGTATAGCTTACATACACTTTTTGGGTTTGGTCATGAGAGGTTATTTAAAATGAGCGGTGGGTTAAAAAGAATTTTAAATGCCATAGCAAGCGGTGAGCGGAGTATGATTAAGCTAAATGATGAAATTAAATGCGAAACGGGCATTGACGTTCGTGATGAGCTGTTTGCCGGTTACTCTCCCTTTGGCGGAAATACACCCGAAAAGGAAAGGCAGCAGATGGCGGCGGCCGTGGCAGGCTCCGCAGCAAGCGGATTTATTCCGTGCTTATATGTAATGTATTTTTATTTCGGGTTTAAGAACATAAGACTCCGCAGACTTGCAGAGGGGGCGAGGGAAGTGTTTATCACCAATGTGGAGGCAGGAAGTATGGACGAGATAAGAGAGGTGTTGAGGAATAAGTGCAGGCTGATGATTTCTCAAGACGGGAAGGTAAGGGAAGTGTGAGTGATGAAGAATGACTAAAAACATAAAAATTAAACCGGGTGATAAAATATATATTCCCATATACGATGATGTATGGCCTGAAGAAAGCTATATCGGAGCAGAAGAAATTTTTGACGTTGGAGAAAAGGGTATATATCATAATTGTAATGAGGGTTGTGCGGAGTTTTTAAGCTTTGATGAAGCCGGAAAGGTTTTCTTTGTAACAAAAGAAGAAGCGGAAAAAGAATTACTTTGTAAGATTGCAAGGGAGTGATGAAGAATGACAGATAATGAAATTATAAAGGCTTTGAAAGACGAAATAAGACGAGCCAACTATATTGAAAGCTATTATATTGATTGCGTAGACATAGGAGTTTTTCAAAATGTCATTGACCTCATCAACCGCCAAAAGGCAGAGATTGAGAGGTTGAACGTTGAACTTAAAGCTATGCGAGGGTCGGCTAATTCGTATAAGTTAGAGAACGAGAGGTTGTTGCAAAAATTGCAACAGGCTAAATCCGAAGCAACAAAAGAGTTTGCGGAGAGGTTGAAAAAATCAGATGAACTCTATAATTGCATTAGAGCAATAGGAAACGTTAACAAGATAGATTGTATTATTGATGCATTTAACAACCTTGTAAAAGAAATGACGAGGTAAACGAAAATGACAGAATTGACAAAATATCGGTGTGAATATTGCCTAACAGAGTACACGAGTAAATGTGAATGCGCGGAATGCGAAAAAAATCATAAGATACGTGCAAGTATTACCTCAAAAAGATACATACCGTACAAAAATGACAGATGCGGTTATCCGATTGAAATCAATGTGGCATTTGAGGGCGGCATAACAATTAAATACAAAAGAGCTGACAGATGTTCATAACTAATAGGAAGAAAAGGGTTTTAAAGCGTCCGGAGGGAGGGCGTTTTAAACCTCGTTTTGAAGGCTAAATTTATCGACAGAGGGAAAGAAAATGTTTTACTTACTAAAGAGGGTTAAAACTCCTCATGCGGTGTTTGTTACAAGAACAAGGTGCTTTTGCTACAAGCCGGAAAGCTCTAAGGGTGCGAGGAGCATAAGGAGGAAAAGCACAGGGGAGACCAAGGCGGAGCGGAACAGGCACAACGCATACAACCGCAGGAGATATTTAATATACAACAATTTTGACATCGGGGATATGTGGGTTACGCTGACACGAAGAGAGGACAGCTTGCCGGAGGACCCGAACGAAGCACACAGGGAGCTTACTAAATGCCTTGCGGCAGTTCAGAGAAAATTAAAAAAGAAAAACATACCCTTTGTGTGGTTTGCAAAGACAGAGGCAGGAGAGCGGACGAGAGTGCATCATCACCTGTTTATAAAAAACAATTTCGATGTGGTGAGCGTTATATATGACGTATGGAAGAAATATGGCAAGGTCAAGGACTTTTCCGAAATATACAATTTCAAAAACGGAAAGCTTGTGAAATACTTTTTGGACGGAGGGGACCACAAGGGACTCACCTTTGAAAAGTATTCACATTCAAGGAATTTAAAGGAGCCGGAGGTTGAGAAAAGAATTTATCCGGCAAGGAGCTTCAGAGAGATTCCGAGACTGCCTAAGGCAGAGGAGGGGGAGCGGTACATAATACAGAATTTATATAATTTCTGCCCCGGATTGGACGGGATTGTTTATCAGGAATATGAGTTGATTAAGATTAAGGAGGGTGAAAGCTATGATTTTAAAGAGAATGACAGACTTATGCAAAAAGATAAAAAAGGTGATAATAGTTAGCACCAAAGAGGGAAAGTTTTTGTCAAACGGCGGGGTTATGGCACGCACGAATGATGAGTGGGGATTAGAGGATTATTTTATAATGCTTGAGGACAGCCCGGAGGAATACCACACTTCGGTAATTGACTGTACAGATACCGATGAAGTGACACAGGAGGCAGAGCCGCTGCGGTATCAGATTGTGATTGACAAAGCTGAGCTGCAGCCCTTTAAGGTTGATGACAAAAAGATTATATACATAATGACAAAGTATTTAAAGGTCTTTGATGATGCGGTGGGGTTTGAGTTCTGCACAAGAGGATATTTTGAAAATGCTCTAAAGGTGTTGGGTGATTTTGGTACATTGGGGTATATTTTCCCTATGAAGATAGAGCAGGGCAGGCTATTGGAGTTTTCAAAACAGATATATGACGGAGCGGCATATGCGTATGAGAGCGGATTTATGGCTTTAGAGGAGCAGGAAAGTATGTTTTAGGGGAGTGGAAGATGATTCCGAACACAAAATGCAGAAAATGCGTGTACAGAATGGATATTGGAAGGGTAGTATGCTGCGGATATCTGTTATATACAGGTCACGCGAGAATTAAGCTAAATGATTTGCCCGGGGAATGCAGCGTGTATTTGCCTCAGAAGGGAAATGCCGCACTGCGTAGGGAGCTTTTACACAAGTTGAAAAGAGGAGGGCTTAAGCCTTATAATAAAACAAGTGAAGAGTGCAGATATCTGGTTGAGCTGATAAAAAAGGACCTTGAAAAAACAGAATTATAAAAGGCGGCCGTATGTGACCGCCTTAGAGGGGAGTGCTTTCGAGGTAGCAGCTGTCAGATGATATGTCAACCTTATTGCTCCATACTGTGCTGCTGTCAATATCGGGATTTATATCCCAGGCAATACAGTGGTTTTCGTCAACATAAACCCTTTTGAATACAGACAGCTCTGAAAACGGCTCAAAAACCGTTCCCGGTTTAATAAGCGGAGCGGCATTATATAGCCGCTTTTCGCCGTTGTCAAAGGTTAGTATAAGAGTAAAGTCATCATTGGGGGCTACATCGGTTATTTTTTTTCTTCCGGCGGCAAAATATACCGCCGTTTTTTTGTCAAAACCTTTTGATAGATAGAAATTTATGTCTTTTTTCATGATAATACCTCCCGAAAAAGTTTATTTCAACGGTTCTATGGTAAATAATTCCTGACTGTTTTCGGCAAGCTGCCAATTTTCCATAAGCTCCTCCTGATGAAAAGCTGCCCAGCCCAAGAGCATTTTTAATTGTTTATTCGGAATTTCACCCTCTATCGGCTCTAAATCCCTGATTGAAACTATAACCTCACTGCCGCCGTAGGTTGCGTGAAAATGGGGCGGTTGATGCTCTCTCCAATTAATATAAATCTTTATTCCTCTGAACATACATATAGTCGGCATTAAATCAACTCCTTTTACTCGTTACACTGCAATTATACATTAAAGCGAATGAAGCGTCAAGTGTATTTTGATAAATTAAAAAAATTTTTTCTTGACATTTGGGAAAAAGGGTGGTATTATATTCTGTCAAAAAAAAGCATAAGAAAGAAGATTTTTTGAAATTACCGAAAATTGCGGGAGAGAAAAGGGGGATTGGAATGAAAGCTAAGCAGCTGAAAGCGTTGGAAATGCTTGTTAAGGGCGATTATGATTCATATGAGGAGGCGGCCGACAAGCTGAAAATATCTCCCAAGACCCTTTACAATTGGCGGCAAGATGAGGAATTTTCAAAGGAATATGACAAGAGGATAAGGATAAAGTTAGGCGGTATGGCCGCAAGAGCGGCAAAGAGGATTGATGAGCTTATAGACAGTGAAAATCCCGATGTGGCTTTCAGAGCGTCAAAGGACGTTTTGGACAGAACGGGCTATAAGACTGCCGATAAGTTGGACATTAGCGCAGAGACAACCGGGCAGATAAGCGTGGCGTTTGAGGGTGAGCTTAATGATTGGAGCGAATGAGGCACCGATTTTTAAGCATTTGAGAGAGGACATACCGAACCCTAAGCAGGTGTTATTCTTTAAAGCTAAAGCAAAGCACATAGCATACGGAGGCGCAAGAGGGGGAGGCAAAAGCTGGGCGGCACGAAGAAAAGCCGTAATGCTTTGTATGAGATATGCCGGGTTAAATGCTCTTTTACTGAGGCGGACTATGCCGGAGCTGAGAAAAAACCACATATTGCCGCTTTTAAAGGAGCTTGGCGGATATGCAAAATACAAAGCGGACGAGAGAACCTTTGTATTCCCCAACGGCTCACGGCTTTCTATGGGGTATTGTGACAATGACAAGGATATGATGCAGTACCAGGGGCAGGAGAATGACGTTATATTCTTTGAGGAGGCAACCAACTTTAAGGAGGAATGGATTGTTTTTATCGCAACCACTCTGAGAGGAACGTTGGAAAGCGTTCGGGGATTTAACAGGCGGATATACTACACCATGAACCCGGGAGGGGTTTCTCACGGATATTTCAAAAGGCTTTTTATCGACAGGCGGTATGAGGAGGACGAAAGAGCGGAGGACTATGTTTTTATCCCGGCAACAATTGAGGATAACAAGGTTTTACAAAGAGAAAATCCCGACTACATAAAAACCCTGGAGGCACTGCCGCCGGCAAAGCGGAAGGCGCATTTATACGGGGATTGGAATGTATATGAGGGACAGGTCTTTGAGGAGTTCAGAGATTTACCCGACCATTATTCCGACAGAGTGGGAACGCACGTTATTGAGCCTTTTGAAATACCAGACACCTTTACTGTTTACAGGTCTATGGACTGGGGATTTTCAAAGCCCTTTTCGGTTAACTATTATGCGGTTGACTATGACGGCAGGGCATATATGATACTCGAATACTACGGGTGCATAAATCCCGACAAGGAGCCGAATGTGGGGGCGAGAATGACACCTGAGGAGGTTTTTTCGGAGCTTAAGAGATTGGAGAGCGAGCATAAGTGGTTACGGGGCAGGAGAATTTTGGGAGTTGCCGACCCTGCCATCTGGAACAAGGAGACGGGGATTTCAATAGCGGAAACGGGTGAGCGGTACGGCATTTACTTTGACAAAGGGGACAACAAGAGAATTGCCGGCTGGTTACAGATACATGAGCGGTTAAAGTTTGACGAGAGAGGCATTCCGATGCTGTATTTCTTTAAAAACTGCCGCAACACCATAAGAACACTGCCGCTTTTACAGTATGATGAACACAAGGCGGAGGACGTGGACACAACACAGGAGGACCACGCTGCCGATTCGCTGAGATACTTTTGCAATATGCGGCCTATCAAGCCTCGAATATCAAAGGAGCCGGAGAATAAGGCATTTAACCCGCTTGACGATGATTTTGAGGTTAACAGATATGATTATTATTTGAAGCTGAGGTAGGAAGCACTGAGGTTAATTTGGAGGTAGGATATGGGACTACAGGACTTGATTGACAAGGTAAGGGATATACAGGTTGTGAAGCCTGTGGACAAGGAACGCATTCGTGAGGGAATTGAGCTGTTAAGAAAATACAAGGCCGGAAAAAGCAATTTGGAGCGGAGAATAATCGAGGACGAGAATTTTTATAAGCTGCAGTACCGCCGAAACGCTGACAAGGCAGAGAGCAAGCCGTCGACCGCATGGCTTTTAAATTCGGTTATTAACAAGCACGCTGACCTTATGGACAACTATCCCGAGGCTGTGTGCTTAGCGAGAGAGGCTACAGACGAGGAGGACGCTAAGATTTTGTCGGAGATTATTCCGGTAATCATTGAACAGAACGATTACGAACAGACCTACTCGGACGCAATATGGTACTTTATAAAGCATGGCGCAGCTGCGCAGGGTGTTTTCTGGGATACAAGCAAGAACAACGGGCTTGGCGATATATCCATAAAGAACGTTGACCTTTTAAATCTTTTTTGGGAGCCGGGAATAACAAGGCTTTCGGACAGCGCAAATCTGTTTTACGTTTCGCTTGCCGACGAGGAGGCAATGAAAGAGCAATATCCCGATTTAAAGAGCGGCGGCGACGTTATCAACCTTGCGGAATATGTGTATGACGACAGCGTTGACAATACCGACAAGGTTTTGGTCATTGATTGGTATTACAAAAAGCAGCTTGCGGACGGAAGGACGGTTCTGCATTACATAAAATTCTGCGGTGATACTGTGCTTTTTGCCTCGGAGAATGAGGCAGGGTATGAGAGCGGCTTTTATGAGCATGGGGAATATCCCTTTACAATGGCGGTGATGTACCCGGAGGCAGGGACACCGGTAGGCTTTGGTATTATATCGGTATGCCGTGACCCACAGCAGTACATTGATACGCTTGACGGGCTTATGCTTGAGTATGTATACAAGATTGCAAATCCCCGGTTCTGGTGCAGGAAGGACGCAGGAGTAAATCAGGATGACTTTTTGGATTGGAAAAAGCCTATAGTTGAGGTTGAGGGGACGATTGACGATGAAAAGCTCAGGCAGATTAATCTTCAGCCGCTTGGGTCGGCAATTCAGAACTTACGACAGATGAAGGTGGACGAGCTTAAGGAAACATCATCAAACAGGGATTTTTCACAAGGGGGAACATCTTCCGGTGTGACCTCGGGAGCGGCAATAGCTACCTTACAGGAGGCAGGAAACAAGACATCGAGGGATATGATAAAATCAATGTACCGCAGTTTTATTGACATTGTGAGGCTTTCCATAGAGCTTATACGGCAGTTTTATGACGAGGAACGGGAGTTTCGGGTTACAAACAGCGTGGGCGGCTATGAATTTATGAGATACAGCAATAAGAGCATCAGAGAGCAGGACATTAACGGGGAGTATTATAGAAAGCCTATATTTGATATTGACGTTAAGGCACAGAAATCAAATGCGTTTTCAAAGCTGTCGCAGAATGAGACGGCGGTTAATTTATACAATATGGGAGTATTCGCTCCCGAAAATGCGCAGTCGGCATTGGCTATGCTTGAAATTATGGATTTCGACGGCAAGGAAAAGGTTCGGCAATTCGTGTCGGAGGGAATGACCTTGCAGAACATTATAAACAGGCAGCAGGAACAGCTTGCCGCATTACAAGGTCAGCTTATGGGACAAAGAGCGGTCGAGGCGGAAATGACGGCGCAGGGCAGCACCGGAGGGGGCGAGGTTGTCAGCAGTGACAATGCGCAAAAAAGAGCGGCGCAGCTGAACAATAAAAGCTACGCTGATACGCTGATAGAAAAGGCCGGAGGGATAACATGACAAACATTGATGTTATAAACAAAAAGGGCAAATATATTATTGATATGAACGGCCATAGCGGAGAAAGTGAGATTTGCGCGGCTGTTTCAACCTTGACGGCAGCGTTAGAGGGGTGGCTTAAAAACAGCAGCCTTAAATATTCATATATGGAGGGAAAGGGAGTGGCAAGGATTGAAGCGCCTGCGGCGGCCAAGGAGGCGGTTGAGGTGTTTTTAATCGGTGCTATGAGGCTTGAGAAGAATTTTCCTGACAATGTAAGGGTAAGAGTACACTAATAAATTAAGATATTACTAATCTGATATAGAGATGACCGGTGGGAAAGACCACGGAAGGCAAGGTCAGCGAAGCGCTGCCGGCGGCAGAATAAGCGAGCTGAGCTTGGTAGGTTTTACAGAGCACTGCGGCAAAAAAGCCGCAGGGCGACAATAAAACCAGCGGGCAACTGTAAATTACTAATCTGATATAGAGATGACCAGCGGGATAGACCGCGGAAGGCTAAGGAGGAAAAGCACATGAAAAAATTTTTACTCACAACATTTAATTTCCGTTTGTTCGGTGAGGACGGCGGAGGCGCGGAGGGTTCTGCGCAGACGGGCGGTTCACAGGAGGGGCTTGACGCCGGAGCCAATGCCGGAGGAAATTCCGGAGAACAGGGTAAACCCGAAGACCCGAGGGCAAAATATGACGAGTTTATGAAGGACGAAAACAACAGACGTTTTCTTTCGGAGGACACTCAAAAGGTCATAAACCGCAGATTTCGGGAAACAAAACAGCTGCAGGAGCAGTTGGGAAAGCAAAATGACGTACTTGCAAGATTGTATGAAAAATACAATGTCACGGAGCTTGACGAGCTGGGAGCGGCTATCGACAATGACAGCGAGCTGTGGCAGGCAAAGGCTGACGAGGAGGGACTGACTGTAGACCAATACAGGGAGTTCCAAAAAATAAGGCGCGAGAATGAAAAAAACAAAATGATTGCGGAAGAGCTGCAGAACAGGGCGGCGGCAGAGCAGCAGTATATTCACTGGGCAAAGGAAGCCGCAGAGCTTAAGCAGGTTTATCCCGACTTCAATCTTTTAGAGGAGCTTAAAAACAAGGATTTCAGCGGTCTTATAGGTCAGAAGAACCCACAATACAGCATAAGCATGAGACAGGCTTATGAGCTTGTACACCCGGAGGCTTTGGAAAAAAGGATTGCCGGTGAGACTGAGAAAAGAGTTACCGACAGTATCAAAGCAAGGGGAATGCGGCCGGGTGAGGGAGCTGCCACAGGGAATGCCGGCATTGTCACAAAAACTGATGTTACAAAGCTGACAAAAAAGGACAGGGCAGAAATTGCAAAAAGAGTCGCAAGAGGAGAGACAATTACCTTTTAGCATTTCTGCCGCACAAAAAAAGGAGTGAAAAGAAATGTTGGAAAATTTAATTATTACGGAATTTAATTTCGGTTTGTTCGGTGCTATGGACGTTGTTCACGGTACGGATAAGTATGTTAACGCAAACAATCCGTCGGCATCGACAGGGTACAGAGAGGGCGCAGGATTAAGCGCCGAGATGAAAACCTATTACAGCGATTATCTTATTGACTTGGCGGAGGCTAAGCTGGTACACGCTCAATTCGGACAGAAGGAGGTTATACCTCCCCGTTCGGGCAAAACGATTGAGTTTAGAAAGTATGACAGTCTTGACAAGGCAATGACACCCTTGACAGAGGGCGTTACTCCGTCGGGCGACAAGATGAACGTTACAACCATAACGGCATCGCTGAATCAGTACGGCAGCTATATTGCGCTGACCGACGTATTCAGCACTACCTCGATTGACAACAACCTTGTACAGGCAACAAAGCTGCTTGCATCACAGGCAGGGAGAACTTTGGACAGCGTTGTAAGAGAGGTTATCAATGCAGGAACAAATGTTCAGTATGCCGACGGAAGTGTGGCATCAAGGTCATTGCTTGTGGGCGGAGCGGCCTCGGGCAACAACTATCTTACGGTTGACGCAATCAAAAAGGCGGTGCGAACCTTAAGAGCGCAGAATGCAGAGCCGTTTGAGGACGGAAATTTTGTTGCTATCATTCACCCGAATGTGGCGCATGATTTGATGAACGACCCGAAATGGGAGGAGCCTCACATCTATGTAGATACAGAAGAAAAGTATTCGGGAGAGCTTGGCAGAATTGCAGGAGTGCGTTTTGTGGAAACTACAGAGGCTAAAATATTTGAGGGCGCAGGAAAGGACGGCAGGGACGTTTATTCCACCCTTATTATCGCACAGAACGCTTACGGCGTTACAGAGCTTTCGGGAATGGGCTTGAAGCACATTACAAAACAGATGGGCTCGGGCGGCACAGGCGATCCGTTAGACCAGAGGGGAACGGCAGGCTGGAAAGCAATGCAGGGCGCAGTTATATTGGTTGAACAGTATATGGTGCGTATTGAGACAACCTCTGACGCATCTTAATAAAAAAGGAGCTGAGTTTTTATGGCGGAAAAAAAGGTAAATGAAGCCGGGGCAGCAGAGGAACAGCTTATTAATGAGCTTATGAAGCGAGTCGAACAGCTTGAGGGCGGCAGCAAGGCGGAAGAAGAAAAGGCGGAGGCGGAGTATTCCGAAAGAAAGGAAAAAAGCCTGAAGCTGATGGAGGAAAGAGTTCCGGTAAGGCTTGCGTATGACACAAGCAAGGGCGACAGCGTTTTTGCCTGCGTTAACGGAAGGGCTATTCAGATTAAAAGAGGGGAAAGGGTAGAAATACCCAAAGCGTTTGATGAGGTGCTGAGAAACGCAGAGGAACAGAGCGAGGAAGCGGCAAGGCTGATTTCAAGACGGAGCAGTTGAGGATAAATGCCGCTGATAAAAATTTTCAATGCGCAGCGGCATACACATTGACAAAAGAATACTCCGGGTCACATTGGCATTTCCGGCGACGGAGCGTGCGGAGCTATATGGCATATATGCCGTTAGCTTTGCACGCTTTTTTTAAGCTTGAATAAAATCGCCCATCTTGCCGCTTTTTGCTCGGGGCAGTACACAGATTAATAATGAAGCGTGCTTCGCACATGAAGACGCTGCACTGATGAAGCGTGCTTCGCATATGAAGACGCTGCGCAGATGAAGAGTGCTTCGCACACTTGGAAAGGAGAGAGGAATGAAAAGCAAAAGTATTGACAGGATTAGAATGAGGGTTGGAAACAGAAATATGCCGTTGGGGGAGCGGATTGATATGCTTGAGAGAGCGGTTTTGGAGCTTTACAGAGCGGTAGCGGCGGATTTTGAGGAGCTGGACTTAAACAGTCTTAGCGAGACGGGGCAAAAACAGCTTGACGAGAGAATCAAAAGGATAAGCAAGGAGGAAGGTTAAATGGCAAAAACATTACAGAATGTGATTGACTATGCAAACGGAATTAAGCCCAATGCGTTTCCGGCAGAAGTGCTTACGGAATGGATTAACGAATGCGAGGGGAGCGTTCAGACGGAAATTCTGTGCATTGCGTTGGGGGACGTGGTGACTTATGAATATGAGAAAAACAAGGACACAGAGCTTATTGTGAAGCCACCGCATGACAGGATTTACGGGTTGTATCTTTCTGCCATGATTGATTTTGCTCACGGAGAGTATTCAAAGTATGAGAATACTATGCAGGTATATAATTCTGCAATGAGCGAGTTCGCAAAGTGGTTTATAAGAACCCACACGAAAAGCAAGGTTGTTGTGAGCGGTTATTATATGAATGCCTATGACCTTGCGGTGCGTCACGGCTTTGAGGGAACAGAGGAGGATTGGCTTGCTTCGCTTGTGGGTCCGCAGGGCATACAGGGACCTCAGGGGGAAAGAGGTCTGACGGGGCTTCCGGGAAAGATTCAGACAGTGACCTCGGGGGAAAACGGCTCTATTTTGGTTGACGGGGAAAGCGTTAAGGTGTACGACTCGACAAATGACGTGCATATTTCCAATATAGCCGGGCTTGCCGGTAACAATACTGGTGATATTAGGGAATTACAGCAAGGGGTTAAAAATCTTGAAAATAAAATCGATTATACACGCGCATATGTTGACGAGGTGGGAGAGGGAAAGGTTGACAAGGTTACCGGAAAGGGATTGTCTACAAATGATTTTACAGATGAAGATAAGACAAAGCTCGGCTCTTTGAAAAATTATGATGACAGCGTATTGCAGCAGGCTATTGAGAACATTAACGGCGAAAAAGAGGATAAGGCAAATAAGGTAACGTCTATTTCAGAAAGTTCTACAGATGAACAATATCCTTCGGCTTTGGCCGTGAAAAATTATGTGGATAGTTCCGGTTCGGGTGCTGACATAGAATCTGTAGAGCGGTTGCATTTTTACGGAGATAAGGATATTGCTCCCTCTGATGAGAGTTATTTTACTGTTAATGAAACAGGCGAAACGATAACAGGGTTAAGCGATACAGGTAAAAATGCAATAGAAAATGGAGAAACAGATGTTGTTATTCCTTATGTGATTGCCGGGTTAGAGATAACAAATATTGGAAAATACGCTTTTGGATTAAATGAACTTATTAGAAGTGTAATCGTTCCTAACAGTATTAAATATATCGATTCAAATAGCTTTACGAATTGTGTCAATCTGTCTAATGTGAGGCTTTCTGAAAATTTAGAATTTATTGGTGTTTGGGCATTTTCTGGCTGTAGCAAACTAACAAGCATAACAATTCCGAGCAGCGTAACAAGTATCGGAAAAAATACATTTTATAACTGCAAAGGCCTAACAAGTATAGCAATCCCCAACAGCGTAACAAGTATCGGAGTGGATGCATTTTCTGGCTGTAGCAGCCTAACAAGCATAACAATTCCCAACAGTGTAACAAGTATCGGAGATAATGCGTTTAAAAATTGCATAAGCCTAACAATCTATTGCGAGCAAGGCAGTTGTGCTGAAACGTATGCAAAAGAAAACAATATCCCTGTTGTATATACCGATATAATGGTTACGTCTATAAATCCGTCTGTCAAGACTGCAATTGATGAAATAGCAACCGTAAATACTATTTACGATTTGGGAGTGCAGACGGAATTGGTTATAACGTTGCCATCGGGACAGGTCGGGGACTTTATACAGGTTGATTTTATCAGCGGAAGCACTGCTACGGATTTATCGGTAAATCCCCCAACCACATTGACAGTCAATTCTTCAAGCGGATTGGTGGGATTTGATTTAAGTCCCGGAACAAATACTATATATACGCTGTATTTTGATTGGGGTGTGACGGGATATGACGGAACAGAGGTTACATACGGCTGGAGATTTAACTATTCGGAATATTCCGTTGATGTTGTCTGAGGGGGTGCGTTATGCTTTATCGTGATTATTTAAAGGACAAGTATCAGAGTACCGCCCTTAAGACTGCATATGCTGAGGGTTTTCCTTGTGTTCTTGAAAGCTCTAAAGGTAAGAATATAAGAAATTATGAGGTTTACGGGAACAGCGTGCAGGACGGGGTTCCTACTCCCGAAAGCCCTGTTGAGATACAGAGTGTGGGGGATTTGGTTACTGATACCGAAAGCGAGTATTACGGCAAATATGACATACCGATTACGGTATGCGGAAAGAATTTGCTCCCTTATCCATATATCTATACTACAAAAACTATAAACGGAGTTACATTTACCGATAACGGCGATGGAAGTATAACTATAGACGGAACGGCAACAGCTAATGCTGTATTTTACTTGGTTGGTAAACAGGATAATTATACTTTAGATAAATGTGGGTTAAAAATAGGAGATAGATATACGATAAGCAAAAACCTTGTTAGCGGAGACAGCATTGCAAATATATATTTTACAGCAAATTATTATAATGCATCAGGTTCTATGAAACAAGGAGCACTCGCCACTTCGACTAATACCGCAACCTCAACAATTCAATCTGATTTCAAAGTCTGGGGTATGTATTTATTAGTGCTGAAAGACAAAACAGTAAATAACACAACTATAGAATTACAACTTGAAAAAGGTTCGTCTGCAACAGAATATGAACCATATAAAGGCAGAATTACAGAGCATATTTACCTTGACGAGCCTTTAAGAAAGGTCGGAGAATATGCAGATTATATTGATTTTAAAGGTCAAAAGGTTGTAAGGAATACTGCGCAGACAACTTTTAACGGTTCGGAAAGGTGGGTTAAAACAGGTGATGTTTCATCGGGAGTGTATCAGGGATTTGCCGTATCAAATACGATAATCGGTGCTCCGAGCGGAGATTTTGAATGCCTTTCAGACAAATTCCCATATTCGTCCACAACCAAAAAGAATATAGTTAAACTTATAAACAGTGCATACTCATTAAGAATTATAATCGGTTCCGAATATGTTCCCGATTTAGAAACGGCAACATTTAAGAATTGGTTATCGGAAAACAATGTTAAGATTACATACCCAATTGCAACACCGACAGAGGAAAATATATCATTGCCTGCATTAAAGACCTTTAAGGGGACAAGCATTATTTCGGTTGATACGTCAGTACAGCCGAGCAACATAAAAGCTAAATATGTTAGATTATAG